GTGAAATATAGATCACATAAGGTTAGTAACCTTAACACGTCTGTAGTAACGGTTAGCGTTAGCTGTAAGTGCGCCTTGACCTTGTGTAAGACCCTCAGCGAATGGGTTAGCGACCATTCCGTAACGAGTCTTAAATCCAATTTTAGGTTGGAAGGTGTCAGGACCCACAGCACGAACCATCTGGAGAGGCACATAAGGGCAGTAGAAGAGACCTGCGTCATAAGCACTGCTACCTTTGTAACCAGCCACATAGAAGTGAGCATCGGAAACGTTGGCAGAGTAAGGATCGACGTAGACCTTAATACGACCGTTAAGTGTACCAGCAAGAGTGCTGCTGTTGTCGTCGGGCAGCAAGTTGCTGTTACCAGACAGAGCAGGAGTGTAATCAAGCACGCCAGCCATAGACAGAGCAGAAGCAACGTCTGCAGAGCAGATCAGAATGTTGCCCTTCCCTCTACGAGTCTCATGCCCGATAGCATTCATGTCTCTTTCGATTTGGAAGAGAAGACCTTTGAATTTCTCAACCGACCATCTACCGTTGGAGTCAACGTCGAGGTCAAACACGCCTGCAGTTGCAGTGTTGTTTTGTGCACCAGGTCTAGCGATCTTGTAAACAGTTCTAACGACTTCCCTGTTGATCTCAGCAAGGACTTCAGTAGAAAGGATGTTTGCAAGCTCAGACTCAGCGTCCAAACCATGCACTGCCTTGAGGTCTTGAGCAAGCTCCAAGCTGTATTCAGCTTTGAGGGCTCTTGACTTCGCAGTAACTGTAACCTTTTCAATCGAGAATCCCATCTCGTTGAAGTGGTTAGAAGCGCCATCGCCCAAGGCTTCTGCCTGAGCTGTAGTCATACCTTGACCACCGATGGTGTATTGTCCAGCACCATCAGCAAGCAGACCAGGATTGCTACCAGTCTGAGTGTTAGAGGCAAGACCGTTTGCGCTATTCTCGGAAGAATGCTCAGAGTCAACTTCGTTGAAGAATGTCTCAACTGCGCTGTTGTTGATGTCTCTGTTAGTGCCCTTAGTGGAGCGCATTGCGAAGATCAGTCCAGTAGGACCAGTCATAGGCTGCACACCGCAAATGTCATAAGCAATAAGCTTAGGCATAGAGCGTCTGATCAGAGAGATCAGCACAGGGTCGAAACCTGCAACAGGACCTGTAGCAGTGCTGCTACCAGAGTATCCTGTTCCTCCCAAGGAGTTAGTAGGAGCAGCTTCTGTTACCAGACCGCGCTCTTCCTTGAGGAATTTTTCTTGGTTTTCCAGGAGGACAGAGGTAACCGCCTTTCTGTAGGTATCCTTGATAGGATCGAGCTCATTGTGCTCAAGAATGGGGTTCCACTTCTCTTGGAGTGCTTCAGCATTAAACATTTTAGTACTCTTTATTTGAAAGTGAAAGGAAAATTATTTGCTCCAACGGGAGATCGCTTGGGCATAAGCTGCCATTGCGTCGCCAGTAGGTGCGTTCTCGACTTCAACGTCCTCAGTGACCGTAGTCGCTTCGGGTTTCGTAGAGAAATACGATTCACGGAGGGTAGAGACCTTCGCACGGAAAGACTCTTCATTTTCAAACTCAACAGCTTCCGCTAGGGAGACAAGCTTCTCGCGTTGCGAGAGCGAAAGTCCCTCAGCGATCTCTGTCACAATCCCATTCTTGATATAGGTGCCAACACTCTTAGAGAGCTCGACATTTTCTTCAATAGACTCGTTGAGTTTTGCTTCCATGGTATCAAGTTGTGCCTGAATCTCTTCAACAACATCAACTTTTTCTTCGGGGAGATCAATATAGTTCTCCACGAAAACTTGTTTGAGACCAGTCAACATGTTCTCAGCCATCTCGGTTTTAATACCGTTCTCAATGGCGAGCTCATTCTTGGACATCCATTGACCAACCGCATAAGTCAGATACTCATCGACTTTCTCAGCGAGTTCGGTCTTAATGCCTTCCACTTCCTCAGCGAGTGTTTGTGCGTACTCTTCGTGAATACGGGACACTTCTTCGTTGAGGCGAGAAACAACTGCCGCTTCAAAGATCGTCGCAGCCTTTTGCTTGAACTCTTCGCTCAGGTCTTCGCCTTCGGTCAGAGCAGCAACGTCAGCAGACATATCGATCTCAATCAGATCGCCTTCTGCT